TAGTCGAGCTATACAAAATAATTAGGGAATATTGACTTTTTAGCCGTTTTGTAGTATTATTGAAGTATGAAAGAACGGTAATGCGCCCGATTTTGGTTCGGGCATCGCTGCCGTTCTTTTACTTTTATTTAATTTTATGGAATTTATCACCATCAACAACAATTAAACTATCTATTTTATCGTTATTCTTCTTTATTGAGATATGTTTTTTAGCTTTTTCAATAACATCCTTCACATCAATATCTTGATTATACACATCAAGGAAAATATTTCGCTTGCCTTTATCTGTAGCATGGTATATCTCATTTCGAATAGTCATAGGCTTAATCTTACCTAAAATACTCTTAAGCTCCCACGCTTCACCATTGATAGTAAAATCATTTGAAGGTTCTGTTTTATGTTTAGGCACTCTCTCAACGTTATTAAAATTCTTCACCAGCCTTTCATAGAAATCTTGCTCATGTGGATGCATATATTCAGGATCATTTTGGCTAAGCTTTGAATAATCAAGAATCTTGTCTTTCTCTTCTTCAATCCCAAACTTCTCCACGCAAGAACAGTTCGGGTGAGCGCCAGCTGTGTCAATGTCGGCATAATTGTTAACCCTAATTTTCGATTTACCAATCAAAATTCCGCCCTTTTTAACATAACTTTCAGTTATATTAACTCGCCGGCCATTCATTCCACGGCAATATTTGCACGGATTAGCACTCACTACCACCCACTCTTTATAAATCTGCACGCCAGATTCATTTTGGATTTGTACACCTGCTTCAACACCGGCCAAACCGTGCGCTCGGTGTGTTTCAGTGCGGGCTATTCGCTGAATTCGCCACTCTTCAGTTTTTGTTATATCTCGCAAGCTACGAGCTAGCTGTTCTTTATTCCAATCTTCTGTTTCCGCTTGCGCAACTCTATTCGCAATCGACCTAGCCGTATCTTCGCTAAAACTCTTGGTAAAATCAGTTATCATTTTGTCATAATGCTTTTTCAGCTTGTCAGAAAGCTTAAATTCGGTCAGATCATCAGTTGATATATTGTTTTGTTTTAATATCGAGGTAAAATCACTCCAAGCCACCACACCACGGGTTACCAGCACACTCAGCAATATCACCTTTATTCTTTGCTTAAACTTCTCACGATCTTTATCGCCAAGGTCAAAATCTTCAAAATCACTCTCAATAGCTCGCTCAATCTGTTCATTGGTCATATCACGAAAAACAGTTTCCAGTGCGTTTTGGTCTTTATCTTTTTGCTTTTCGTTTTTTGTTTTCATATCATCTTTTAAACAGTGATGATCCTCACACTCATTGCAGATATGCACGCTTTTTGCGTTTAAATCTTCTGGCGATTCTTCAACCTCGCCACCATCATCAACTTCAGGCTTATCATTCTCAATTTTTAGTGGAATTTCGCCTATTTTAAGCGTTTTGTAGCCATTTGAGAGTTCAAATGCATCAACTATACTATCTAATGAATAGCCCATTTCTAGGCCACTTTTAATTAAAGCCAATTCAGCTACTTTGCGTTCAGCTTCGATCTTTTCTTCTTCAGCAATACCAGGAATATCAAGGTCGAAAGTTATCGCAAAACCCAGACCACCTGTAATTCGGTTCAGTTGATGCGTAAATTCACTCCAAATTCGTGTTGCGAAAGGCTTAATCGTATATTTTATAAAAATCTGCTCATCCACTCGTACGCTAGCATAAGTGTTGTTATCATTTACACCTCGAACACTCGCCGGCACACCATAAATGCTATCAATTTTCTTATTAGCTTGATCGAATAAGCTCTTTAAATCGAGATTTTTATTACTCTCAGCAAACGGTACCCACTCAATCTGAGCATTAACTGGCTTACCTGTCGTGCTTTCAATTGGGCGATGAACATAAACTACATTGTTATTACTGCCACTACCACGATGTCTCGCTTGCAGATTATCAACAATATTATTATATTCTTCAACACTTCCAGCAGTAATAATAAACTGTCCAGCCGGCACGGCGCCATTTTCAAAGTAGCCAGCTTGATAACTTGCGATATAGTCGTCAATTGATGCCCATTTTCGAGCGGCATCAGTCGGGCTATAACCTCCGCTCAGATTGTATGGATTAACGCCACTTCGAAGTTCAATAATCTCATAATCAAAATATTCATTAGAGCCAACTCGATAACGCTTTTCATCTCCAATATAATATTCAGAAACTCCCTCAAGAATAGTAAACCCTGCTAAATTTTCAGGAGTAATATTTTGTCCAGTTGTTGGAGCGCCGTGTTCATTATAGCTCCAAACTAAAATATAAACCTTAGGAAAAACCAAGCTTAGGAGTGCTAAGGCTTCACGAAAAGTTGCACCACTCATCTGTTGATTTGGATGATATATCTTATTCATTACCACCGAATCTTGAATAGTTTTACCGTTATTATCTATCGCATACGGTCTAATTGTCATAAATTCATTTACAATTCGTGAAATAGACGGATATGAGTTGTCGTATGATAGCCCTTTATAGAATGTATGCGCACCTAACATTGATTTTGGCCGATTAAAAGCGTAGTGCGAGGCGCTCTTCTTTTTCATATTACCGCCGACCAAACGGCTTAAAAAATCTCTAAACATATTTAAACTATAAGTTCAAATAGTCGAGTGAAACAATTAAATTAATGGTATACTATAAATATGGATAACATACCAAAACCAACATCAGAATTCAACCGACTCATAGGAGAAGCCGACTATCTTATGAGTATAATCTTATTAGAGGTTCAAACCAGAATAAATTCATTCAATCCAATAGCTGGTAATATAGAAGCTTTTAATCGCTTCCCTAATATAAAAAATGATATATTAGAGAACCTAAAATATACCCACGGAAACTATGAGTTTATAAAGAAGTTTGAGAAGACTCTGCCGGGGAAGAGATTTTTATGCGGCGGATACGATCATGATAAAGTTGAGATTATTTTGAGAGAATATAAAAAGATAGTTAAAATGCGTAACTCTATTGCACACAGTCTCCCGCATAATATTAATGGCAAATATGTAAAAATACATCGCAGTATAGATAAAAATAAGATAGTTAAGGATACAGTAGTCGATGAAGCTTTTTTACATGATTTTATTCAACAATGCAAAGAACTCATAGATATTTTACACAATCCAGACTTCGATTCGATCATTCAAGAATTTATGATAGTCATAAACAAACATCTAGACATCAGCTCTATCGTATCAAACATTCGCTCAGATATATCAAAATTTAATTTAGCTTCATATATAGAGCCCGATGTAAGTGGTTTGACTAAAATAATGGATTTAACCAAAAAAATATCAGAAGAACCTACCTCACGCCAGCATAAACAATAGGTTTAGGTTTAGGCGGAGTATAATAGCACAAAATACAGGCATCAGCCAAGTCGGGGCTTCGATTCCCCCGCTTCTTATAATCTCCCTTACTTTCCACTGCTCTCTTACCTTTTTTATCCATATTCCAAGTCCTAGTTGTCAATTCTTGGAGTAAGTCAGTATTATTTGGCAGTCGTATCTCATCTATCACTTCTTGAAGATGAAACCACGCTTCACTAATCCAGTTCGGGTATTTATCATCGTTCACCGCTTTCTGCGCAAAGTTGATACCTTGAACATTATAATTTTTAGCTAATAATTGGTCAGTCACGCCACCACCAACTCCCGTATCATCAATCTTGATTAACACTTCCTTATCTAATTGGGCGAATTGCTCTATTTTCTCTACAAGCTCGTTAGTTCTGAGCTTTTCATAAATCTTGAAATCGATTGTCTTCAAGCCTTTACGCTTCCATAAAACCGAGCGATCATCACCAAGCCGTGCCACATCGACACCTATCTGAACTTCGCCGTCATCTTCTATCTCTCGATCCATAGCATTTAGCACTCTATCACGACTTAAAATAGCGTTTTCAATCTGTGAAAGTGGCTCACCAAGCCAAGTATGAGCGAACTCTTGAGGGTTGTTTTTCTTGTCATTTTCCATCTCAATTCGCATCACATCCGGAAAAAGCCCGTTCTTTTCTAACACATCATAGTTTACCTTAATTGCGTAAGTCTTTTCTGGCTTTTTAATTACATACTCAACATAGACTGGGTCACGCTCCGTGTCACGGTTAAAAGTAAAAATAAGCCGTGAGTTATCTTTACGCACTGTGTTTTTTAATAAGGTGATAGACCTTTTTGTAACCGTGCTTGCTTCTTCCACCCACGCTTCATCGATATTTGGTATAGACTTCAAGCTTTCGACATTATCGTGTAAACCTTTAAAGATCCATTCACTTTCAGTCCTTTTGTGCTTAATGGAATCGTTAGTAATAATAAATTCGGTTTCAAATCCATATTCAAAAATAATAGCTTTAACTAAAGCGTGTGTTGAGTCTTTGATTGAGTTTTGAAATTCTCGACAGTTTAGAAACTTCAAACGCTTTTCCCTTGAGCGTAAGACTTGCGATAGTGCGACATCGTGGCTTTTTCCGCTTGATCGCCCACCGTAAAAAACAAGGTTTCGCCATTTATTCTCTTCAAATAGAGGCTTAAACTCAATCGGAACTTTAACTCTCTTTCGGATTATCTCCATTTACAAACTCCAATGTTGCGACAGTTAGGGTTTCGCCGTTCGACACTATATCTTGCTTTTCGCTAAATTCGGTCGTTGTTTTAGCAATAAACTTAGCCGTATCTTGTGCTATCTTTTCATCTTCACTATCCAAGCTCTTATCTAATACTCTTTTAGCTTTGCGAACGAGCTTGTCTTTAGAAACGCCTTTTCCACCAATTTCCACCACAATGTCTTCTAGCCATTCCAGATTCTTAACTGTAATATTTTTAGCATATTTTTCAGAGAAACCAGCACGAATTGCACTTTGTAAAGCATTACCAAAAGTTGGAGAATCCGGTAAATAATAATACATACCAAATTTAATCTGCTTTGGTGAAAAAATCCGTTCTTTACCTTTTGTTCTTTTAGTCGCCATAACCAATCTTTCTAAGTATATCTTGCTTTTCCTTTTCTGAATAATAGTCCATCGTAAGTCTTCTTGTCCAAGCCCCTTTCTCTGAAATAAAATTTATTTCTTGGTTATCAGATTTTGGCTTTGGTATTTTAGTTCCCATAGCGTAGCTTACGCCATATTTTAACCCAGCATCTAATAAGCGTTTAATCGTTAAGTGTTTCTTACGCTTAGCTATTTCAGAAAATGGTTTGAAGTTTTTAGTGTAATACCCTTTTGGAGCGAACCAGCGATGAAAAACTAAGATCCCCATTTGACTCTTAACATAAATTGAGTGTTTATCGTAAAAAACAACTATTGAATTGTCTTCTAATTTACGAATTAGTATTTTTGAACTAAAATTAGGATTAGCCATTCCTCGCCTTTCTGCCCAAAAATAAAATGGGCACACTAAACAATCTTTTCGACTGATAGTGTGCCCATTATTCCCTTATCTATATTATAGCATATATAGAGACTAAAGTAAATCTATTCTTTAGGGGAAAAAGCTTTAAAAAGTTCACCAAAACCAGTTAAGTCTGATACTTTCAAAAGAGATTCTAGTTTAGGTGATAGATTAATATCACCGTTAATAACTAGTCCAGCCTGTTTGATATTTTCAGCATCACCCCTAATTAACCCTTCGGAATAGTCAATACCTTTAGCGGTAAGAGAAATTCCAATAAATATAATACTGCCATCTAAAGTTTTAGAAAAATCTTGGCAAGATATATAACCACTTTCGAATAAATATTTTAAGCAAGCTAACAACATAGCTTCACTACCCGAAATGTCTTTTAAAACATCTATCAAGTTTTCATTATCGTCGTCATCAAGACTAAGGCCATCTTGAGCCGAAAAATATACTTGTTGTAATACTGTATTGGGTGTTTTCATATATTGAGCGTATAGAACCGCCAAGATTTGTTTTGCAATTTCTGTTAATTTTTGCATTAATTTATTATCCTTTCATTTTTATTTAACAACTCACCCCATACTTACATTATATCATATTACACAACTTTGGTTAGTTATTTTGCCCTTTACCTTAGTTATTTTTTCATCTTAGTACATTTCCTTTAATTACTGAGGTGTTCAGCAGAAACACTTATAGCTTGACCATTTTTACACAATATTTTATTCAGCTTTGTTGTAAGGTGCTTGTTTCCGCTCAATCCTCAAATCTGAACATAACTTATGAACCTACTATTATGATTACAACATCTATTAAATATTATTTATAATTTTAGTTATGCTCAGGTTCGAGTGGCGAAATTACTTTCGCCACTATTATAAATTTATGACACATTAAATTTTATAGACATTCATCACCCAGTTTAACGACATATGGCAGGTCGATAGGACTGAAAGGTCTGAAAGGAAGGTAAAAGCATTGAGATTCTCGACCTTTGTCTTACTCCCATTCGGTAACTCAGCGTCTCCTCCTATCCGCGGATTACAGTCAGTTTCCAGCCCTACAAGGGACGATTAAATAATTTTAATCCTCCCGTGCTATAAATATTTTTGAGACACTCAGGGCTTTCGCCCCTTGTAAGGTTGGAAATAAATTGTTAAGGTTTTATAATTTTTAAATACTCTCTAATCTTTTCTTTCAATTCTTTATCAATTCTTTGATAAACTTCCATTATTTCGAGCTTTACTGTAGGTCTATAACCAATCGCCATAAAACTTTCTTCTTCTAAATCTCCCTCATAATATTCTCGAACAAACTTGATTAAGCCTTTTTCTCGAAGACCCTTTAAAGCTTTTAAAGTCTTATACTTTGATAAATTACATTCATAGCTTATATGATGTTGTGGAACAATTGAAAGTGTCATAGGATTAGAATATAATTTGCAAAAAGCTTCTAAGACTTGTTGCTCTAAATCTGTAAGTTGTAATTCATTATTACTCATAAGTCAGATAAGTTTTCCATTCTTCGGGATGCTTCTCGAAGCTTTCTTCAATATCTTCCCAAGACTCAAAGTAAATATTCGATTCCTTAGTTGTTTGTAATGAATCCCAAGAAGGTTTACCGCCTTCAAAATAGTTTTTGAAACCTCTTTCGAAATCCCAATAGCCATAATATTTTCTTGTTTTCTTATCAGTCCAATCAGGTTTAAATCCTTTGGTATCTTGTTTAATAACTTCCTTAGCTTTCAGATATTCAAGATACTTTTCAGCTTCTTCGATTGTTTCAAAATAGTTGCCGATTGCTTTTCTATTCTTGTCTAATTCCTTATCTTTATTTTTAGGACATAACCATACAGAACCATCTGTGGTGATATAGAAATAATCTTCAACTTCTTCAAACCATAATGGGAACATTCGTACATCTTCCTTATTAAATCGTGGAAGATTGGGCTCGCCTGCAAAAGCCATAGTCCCATCGCTCCACATTTCCACCATATCACCAGCTTTCGCGAATGGTATATCTTTCAATAATTTATATTTTTTCATTTTATATTTCTCCTTATTCAGTATAGTATCTATCTATTTCATCAAAGACATTTTCTAATCTAAAAGCACAGGAAGAATAATGTATTGGTCGTCCTTCAAAATATATCAACCAAGAGAAGTAATGCCGAGATTTTCTCTTCTTTGATTTGATAACCCTTACTGCGGAAGCTTCTTTTTCTTTGAAATTTATTTTAACCGCAGAAACATCATAATATTCATATTCTGGTGGCATTTCCACTCTAATTAGAATATCTCTATAATAAAGTTCACCATTCTTATGCTTGATATGTTTTTGATATTTTGAAAAGTTTTTAATCATATTTTATATCTCCTGAACCTTTTTCTTAACTTCGGGGATATGTTTTTTGTAGGTAGGACTAAGCTGCTAACAAAGCAGTTTTAGCTTTACCGCGCCTTGATATTAAACCACCTTTGCGACCTGCAATTTTTGCAAGCTCAGGATTTGCAGCAAATCCGCCAGTATTGCCAGCTTTTCCACCTTTACGGCCTACTTCTTTGTAAAAATCCTTACCGTGTCTTTCTATGTTTGTAGCGGCAGCTTTTAGTCCACCAGCTTTTGTTCCTGCCATATCTTACTCCTTTTTTAAAATCATTTTTTCTAAATATTAATGGTACTCTGTGCAGGATTCGAACCCGCATCGTAGGACATTGAGAAGAGCCCTACCTCGACAGTTAGAAGCTGCCTGCCTAATCCATTCAGCCAACCGAGCGTATGCGTTAAATTTGTATATAACGCTTTCATAGGGCAGGAATTATCTCAACTGATATTTTCTGCTTATTAGTAGATTTATCGATAACTTCGATCTTCATCTTAAAGTCCAATCATCCACATTATCATTCGAAATAGTCCAATTATTATCGCCAGGGAAATCAATATTCCAATAATCGTTCCAATAGTTTCTGGCAAATCTTTCTTCATATATCCTCCTTATTTATTAATAAATATTTCGACTTGTTTCGCACCTTTTTTGAGCAACCAGTTGCGAGCATAGGTTGCATCGTTTATGGTCTTGTAGTTTTTGGTGCGTTCAATGCCTTTTTCGTCTATCCATTTAACTGTAAAATTATTCATTAATTAACTTCTTTCGTTTTCTTCGTTGTTTCTTGCGTAGTGATTTCTTACTCATTAAAATTCAACTTTCTTATGTTTTGGCTCGCCGAGATAATCTGTAATAATTTTAATTGCTTGATCGTAACCAACGGCGAAATCCGCACAATAGCCAAGTTTTCGTAACTCTTCTAACATCTCCGCTTGCTCTTGGTAGTGCTTATTTGCAACCATTTCACCATTCTTTTTATAAAGTTTTACACCTTCAGCCTTCAACTCAAGAAATAATCCAGCAAAAATTTCGAAATACTTATCGCCACTGAAGCTATCTCGAAAAACATCTTTTTCTGGCTTAGCAATGAACAGATCCGGCCAAGCTCGTGATTTCTGAAATTTCTTGTGTTTTGCAGCTTGGCCTGGTGTCATTTTCATACCTGAGCTAAAATCGGTTCGAAATAATACATCAGGGTAGTTTTTGCGTAGGTAATCACAAACCTTAAGGTGTAAGAATTCTTCTTTCTTGATCATTTCTACTCCTTAAAATGGAATATCGCTCAAATCGACTGGTTCATCGAAGTTGTCGGGTGTTTCGGGCTCTTGAGTTTCAGATTTAGTTTCAGCTTGAGTTTTTGAAATATCAGATTTTGGCTCATAACCGTAAATTCGGCGGTTGATCGACTTTTTAACCTTACCGTCTTTCTCATAGGTTCGGTCTTCATCTTCGCTAACTTTAAACCAAGCAGTGCAGCCAATTGTTTTCTCAAGCAACACTGCAAAATCTGCCAAGTTTTTAATTTGCTGGATTTTCTCACGAATCTTTTGTTTAATATCTTCATTTTCTTGGTTGTGAACTAAAATTCTGCGCACAGTATCAATTGAGATTCGGCGAGTATCTGGGGTGTGTAGCCAGAGTCGGGCGCGATCTTCGGCCGAGTCGTTTTCAACAAAGATTTCAGCGTAAGGTTTGTTGTCATGCTTATCAATCTTAGTTTTAATGATTTTTACTTCATGCACACCAAATTCGAAATAGCCGCTTTCTCTTGTTTCTTCTGGTGTAATTGTAACGCTCTTTAATTCTTCCTGAGTCATAAAATCCTTTCATTAAAATAATAGTTTTTCCACTTCTTGTTCAACTAACGCGAGAGCAGATTGTTCAAAATAAATTGCTCGCTGAATTTCTTTCTCAAAGTCTTTGCGGTTAAGTTCAAAAATTAAGAGTTCGAGCTGTGGCGCAAGGGCGAAAGAGTCTGAGTACATCGCGAAATAGAGTTTTTCAAGTTTCTCGTTCACTGCAAAATATTGGATAATCTGCTGTCTATATTCGATAGGTGGTTGCTGTTCGTAGAATGCTCGCACCTGCTTCCAATTATCTAAACACTTAATTTCCACCGCTTCAGTGATCTCACCGTTTTTGTTTGCGATTTCACCATCCGGTGAACAAATGATATTTTCGTTAATATCAGATTGCCATACCCGACCTTCGATAACTTCTTTACCAAGTTTTTGAGCAACTTTTTCTCGTGCTTCTTCTTCAAGGATTTCACCACGAAGAGCAGCGGAATATTTGCGATCTCCTAAACGATCTACGTAATCGTTCTCGTTGATCGGCTTTGCAATTCGTTCAGCGATTAGTTTATAAATTGCATCGCCAAGTTCAACTTCACACTCTTTTTTCTCAACTTCAGATTCGCCAATTAATTCTTCAAGTTCCTGAATTGTTAGGTTTTTTGGTTGGCCTTTCTGGTTAAGTGGAATTTCTATGTTTAGCTTTTCTGCAAGCTCAAGCCATTCAGATTTTAAAACTGTTCGAGGTGTGCCGAATTCTTTAGCTTTACTTCCGGAGATTTTACCCTCACGGAAGTGTAACCATTCATCAGAGCGTTGTTCAAGGTTTAAGATTTTCATTATTTTAATTTACCTTTCAGATCGTCTTTAATTTGAATTAGTTCTGCTATAACTTCATTATTACCTTTAAATTGATTAACTCCTTTTACGAAATTATCTTGAAGTTCTTTAAGGGTTTTTGAAGATTTAAGTTTGTTGATAAGTTCTTTTGATTGACCTTCAACTTTTTGCTTTTTAAAATCTTCGAACTCTTCCATTTCTTCAGATGAGGCAATCTCACCATTGTTTAAATAGCCAAGAAGTGAAAGTGCACGACCAACACTGATTGTTTCAAGTTTTTCAAAGGCTTTTTCACTCTTCATTTTATTAGCTGGATAATACGCAGTTCCAGTTGCCTCAGCTGATTTTTTTGATGAATCTTTGATAATTTCTGCGTAAAAGATCATTCCACCATCTGGTTGAGGTTCTGGACGAGTGGTGATCTTTGCTCGCGGATTTTCTTTACGAAATTCGACAAGTCGTGCCGAAACTTTAGCGTAATTCGAGCCTGAAATTTTAACCGTTTCTATCTTTTTCATCTTAAAATCCCCTTTCGTGATATTCGTACCAAGCTTCAACACTTGGTGATTCTTCCCAGAAACCGATACTATCTAAATATTCATTAAAATCTTCATCAAATATATCACCAGCGATTGTAGCGTAATTTTTACCGTCACAGTCGACATCTTCGATATATGCTTTTTCTTTCAAGACGATTTCAAAGAATAATTCTTTGATTTGTTGGTCTGTTAATTCGTTGTTATTGTTCATATAATTCTCCTTGTGTTGGTTAGTTCATGAATTTCAAGTAAGATCCGTTATTGTATGCTGCCCATGCTCGGTAGCCTTGTGATTGCCAGATTTTGAAAGCAATCTCTGTATTCTTGGCTGGATTTGCTAAAATATTTCGGCTATAGCCATGAACACTGTTTATTTGGAATAACCCGTAGTCGTAAGTTCCATTTGTGTTCAATCCGGAGTTATCCGACCTTGGATTACAATTGCTCTCCGCTCGAGCAATCGCCAGCATAACTTTTGAGTTCCACGGGTATTTTTCTACCAATTCTCGAAACTCTTCGCACCAACCAACAACCTGTGAACTCGCAATTTTGGGCGAGGGCTGAACTCGAACCTCCACAGTTCGAGCTGAGCTTGGTTGTTTGGTCGCAGCTTCGAGAGTTGGTTTTAATTGTGAAACTTTAAGTTTTTCTAACCTTACTTGTTTTGACTTAAATTTCGAACTGTCTCGACAATCTTTTCGTTTTGAACTTTGGCGTTATTCTCGCCAATTTTAGTTCCAGCGTAGAATGCAATACCTGCAACTACGGCTGTATAAATTACCATTGTTTTGATAGTTTCGATTAATTTTTTCCAGTTAA